TAATTTTCAAAAAGAAAAGGATAAACAGTTTTTATTTGTTTAAGCCGAATTTTGTTTTTAGCTCAAGTGGTACTAAATCATTCATGGTTTAGCGGCTAGGGTTCCTTAGGAAACCATGGCCTGCGGCAAGTTTCTGAACGTATCTCTTGTGTTTGAAGGTCGATGTCCATACCGAAAAGGGGAGTCACCGGAGATTAGTGTCTTCGGACAGATGGGTTCTAAAGAAATTGAACCTGTTTCCCGCCTCACCTCGGTAGGGCCGGATAGTAGCAGTCGACTGGAAAATGCTATGAGTGTGTTGTTTGTCCCCAGGATATATCCCGGCGAAGACCCGTCGGGATGAATAAGGGGCAATCCAAAAGCAAATATGAATAAGTACAATCAAAATACTAAATCATATGAGCTCGGTGAGGACCAGAGAATACCTAAAAACCAAGATTCTACGGAATCAAAAGTTATTAAACCGATCGGGGTTTGTACCGATACTTTGTCATTATCTCCTCTCCGTCAATCCTTGAGCCCTCCCAGGGCTCCTAAGAAATTAAACGGCCATGGTAATCTGTTTTACCCAAAATGGATCCAAGCCGAAAAATTTCGTTCCTATTCCACGTCCTTTCAAAAAGAAGGCATCATTGATCCGGACTTGTTTTCCTCTTGGATTACTCGTACGGTAGTTAAATGCTTTTTGGAGTTTACCTCACTCTCTATTATAGAGGGTTTGTCTGAACTTCCTGAGAGACGAATTACAGTCGTTCATCGTGATTTTTACGGTGAGCCTGTTGATATTTTGCAGAAATGCGAAATAGCGTTTTCCTCCAGTGAACAAACGTCTGATGACATTGGCTCGTGTATGGAGAAGGTGGTTCATTTCGGTAGTTGTTTTATTTACGTTCGCATAATAAAAGCAGTTATTCGTCGTGACCCATTAGACACTACTTATGGAATAAAATATATTTGTATAATCGACTTGTTCGATATTACAGGTAAACCAATTAATGCCAAAGAGATTTTCTGTCTTCCAAATGGAGTTCGAATTCCCTCAGCTTTTAAATTAAAACCTTTTGGTTCTGTTTTAACTGAGATGTTTCCGTCCTCTTTTTCAGAGATGGGATTTTTAGATTCCTTTTTAGGAACTAGTGCCTTAGGAAGTACCTTAGATTCAGCATCGGGAACTATTTCTCGAGCGATCAAGGAACATTCTATAAATATAGAGAAGCTTCAAGAAAGCTTAGTAACAACTCATTGTGAGATGTCACACTATATCAAAATAGGCTCTTTGTGTTTGGGTTTGTCTCTCGTTATAGAGGGACATTTCCTTGACCAACCAACTCACTTAGGTGGTGGTGTGGCCATACTCTCTGGTTTGGCTCTTTACGAGACAGTCCAGTATTTGAGGCGTCCTGTCCCTGAAGAGGGCTCCTCATTTTCCGAGAATGGAGATATCGACAATATATCTATGATAGACTTGTTTAAAACTTCAATATCGGACATGTTCCCTTCCCTTCGAGAGTTTATAAAGACGTCTCAACTTGTTGTTTCGCTAAATAACTTTAGAAAACATGGGGGGGAACTCCTGGAATACCTATTTAAAAAGGTAGACGAATTATTTTCGTGGATCTTTAAGGTGGCCCCATTCAGGACATATTTCCCCAGTTTAGTGGGTTTTGATAGAGCGTTTGCAGATTTGTTCAATAGAATCGAAGCGTTCATTACTAGGATAAAACTTGGTACAGTTCCCACTACAGTCAATGACTATGAGGAAGCAGTTCTTCTGCTGAATCTAGTTGACGATTGTATACTCAAGGCCAATAGATCTAGTCCGCGATATACGCTTTTACAAACGTTTAGAACGAATTTGAAAGATCTACAAAATACTTTGTTGAACACGTCCCCAGCAATGCTCAACACGAGGATAGAACCCACTACAATTTTATTGAATGGGTGTCCAAATACTTATAAGTCTGAAATAGCCGCTAGGTTATGTACGGACCTACAATTATTTTTCCAAGAACAGGAAGGTTTAACACACCTCCCGAGTATTTTCCAGATGCAAGGAAACCTCGAATATTTTGAAGGTTACCAAACTGGTACGGCCATTATGAATTGGGATGAGTTCGGACAGACTCGTGATTGTGTGGGTATCTCTCATTCTGAATATGAGACCCTTATAAAGATAGTAAATAGAATTCCTTATTCTTTGAATATGGCGTTCTCTCAAAAAGGGACTGTCTTTTGTAACACAAAGTTTTTAGTCGCTACTACAAACTTAAAAAATTTTGATTCAGTGGCTTCAATTATAGACAGAGGCGCTGTTGATAGGAGATTCCATCAGCAGATTACAGTCATTCCTCGTGAAAATATCAGAGATGATAAAGGTGGGATTGACTGGGATAAAGCCCGTGAAGTTTATGGGAGCCAAGACCTCGCAGCAGTTTCTTTGCCAGCTACTGCTTTTCAATATATGATTGTTGAATCCACTTCTAGTGGAAAACAATTAGGCCAAGAAGTCACCTATGGTGACATGTTAAGAAAGTTGAAAGAAGGTTACCTGATGAGAAAGACTATTCATGAGCAGTCTGTTAACTATAGAGGCTTTGAAGAATATGACCTTCAATTGATCCCCATAACTCAATTAACGAGTGAAGAGGAGAAGTTAGAGGTTCCGATAGAAGCCATGCTCAGAGATAAAAAGAGCTCTGAATATATTTTCTCGTATCTTGTAGAAAAGGTACCGTGGGTCGTACATGGATTCCATTGGGAGTCCGGGTACATCCTGAATTCACTTCAGGATATGAAATCGCGGTTTTTTTATAATTCACAGAAAGTTATGGACTCGTGCCGAAAATCTGTAAAGGAATTTCCTGATCCAAAAGCGTTGAAACTGCTAGAGGACTTGAAACCCTACAGGGTTGCAATGGCAGGGTTAATTGCTCTAATTCCTTTGTATAAATTGTATAAATATGCCACTAAACCTCGTGCGTCTGAAGAACAGTCAGTTGTGACTCCGAAGGCGACGATTAAGGTTTCAGGTCTAAAAGACATAGCGACTCTTAGGAGTGCTCCCCAAATGGGTTTTGGATCTGATAGAAACGGTTATGAATTAGCTCAAAAGATTTTGAGAAGGAATCAATTTACGCTCTATTGGCAAGAAGAGCGCACCTCTCTGAAACTAATTAAAAGTGGATTTGGAACAGTTATACATGGTCACATTATGGTATTACCACTCCACTTTAAGACCAAGTACGCAGCTCGCTTGAAGGAATTTCCTGAAAGTATTGTGTACTTTTGTAGAGAATATTCAGGATCTGCAGACATTAGAGCTATCTATGTGTCAGATTTATTGGATGACTTTATTAAGGTTAAACCAGACTTTAAAAAGGACCTTTGCTTTTTGAGAATACCTGAAGCTTGGGGAACTTTTGCGTCTCTCCTACCTCATTTGAAAGAAGAAAGAGATATTTCTGGTATAACTAAATACAATTCAATTGTACTTCTAAACTACGAAACTGTTCCCACGTCTGGAACCACAGGTCACAGTACCTGGAATTCTAGAACAGGAATGGGAAGTTTTGTCCCCTTGGTTCGAGTTTCAAACGAGGGTTCAGACTTCTATTGGGAAAGGGGTATACAATATGATCTACATACTGAAGAGGGCGATTGTGGAACCTTCCTTTTTGATATGAATCCTAAAATTCAGAAGAGGAAAATAATTGGTTTCCACATTAGTGGAGATAAGAACGGAACTGGATACTCACAACTAGTAACGTTTGAAGATATTTCTCCATATATGGAATCTTTCCCAATCACTCAGAGTGAAATGGGACATGAGACCAGTGTCCTCAGTGGAGGTTTAGACTGCATTGGAAAGGCACCCCATGCCAGTTCGACATATGCAAAGTCTTCTTTCACAAAGTCTCCTTGGTATAGTGAATTTCAAACTCCGTTCCTTGAGCCTAGTAGGTTAGGTATAAAAAATATGATTGATAATATTCAGATCTATGACCTGCCCATTTACCCTCCAATTAAGAGGGATGTCTTTAGATCTATAGTTCTGGAATACACTGAGCACTTAAAAAGTATCAGTACCAAATTTGTTCCCCCTATAATTCTTACTTTTGATGAAGCCATATTGGGTTTCGAAGGGTATGAATTGCCTCGAGTTAATAGGACGTCTTCGCCAGGATTTAAATACAAACCCCTGTGTAAACAGAAGGGGAGATTCGATTTCTTTGGTTCAGATGTAGAATTTGATTTAACGACAGACTTATGTGTTAAATTAAGAGGTGACGTTACTAAATTATTAGAACAGTGCAAAAGAGGAGAGAGACCTCATGCACCGTTTACACTTAATTTGAAAGACGAACTAAGAAAGATAAATAAACCAGCACGAATATTCGGAGCAGGTGAATTAGATTATTTTGTCGTCTGTGTAATGTACTTTGGGACAGCGATTGGATGGTTCCATGCCAACAGGTTGACAAACCATTCAACGCTTGGAATAAATGTGTATTCGAAAGAGTGGGACTCTCTTGCGAACTACATGAACAAGTTTCCCTTTCTTGTTTGTGGAGACTTTAAACAATTTGATTTGTCCCAGCATCCTGAGATCGTTTGGGAACTCCTGTATATTATTGAGAGTTTCTATCCGGATTCTACGGAGGAAGATAGGAGAATACGTAAGATTCTCTTCTTTGATGTAGTTAAATGCAACTATGTCTACGGAGATTCATTCTATGTTACAAAGAGTGGTCTCCCCTCTGGTCATCTTTTGACAGCTTTTGTAAATACTCTTCTGTCTGCAGTTCTTTTGATTTACGCAGTCCAGAAAATTATGAGCGTAATTGGATATGTTAGTGTAAAAGAAATTTTGACCTATATTTCAATAGTTACAAATGGTGACGATTCTATGGTGAGTGTTTCAGGAGACCTCGTAGATTTAATCTGTGAGGAAAACATTGCCCATGTTCTTGGAGAAATAGGTTTTACCTATACCTCCGATGTTAAAGACGGAAGTTTTTACAAAGGTAGGAAACTCCAGGAAGTAAACTATTTGAAAAGATCATTTCTTTTCAATCCAGAGTATCGAGTTTATGTAGCACCTCTTGATCTTCAACGGTTGTTGGAATTTACCAATTATACCAGAAAAGTCGATGGGATGGCTATATTTAGAGATAATATAGAGAAACTATTAACCGAACTCTCTGCTCATGGAAGAGAGGTTTTTGGAACTTGGGCTCCGAAAATTATAAATAGATACGTACAGACGTGGGGTGTTTATCCCTCTTATTCTTCATATGAATCTAATATCCGCCGGTTTACTAGTTTTGATGTAAATATGTCTTTAGACATTTTAGGTTCCACTTCTCTAAATGTGTTCCTTACCCCTATAAAAATGAAAAAGACAACAAATACCGACAATCTACAGGGCTGTGTGATTTCGCCCTTCATAAACGAATCATGTGTTTCCTTTCCGGACAGGGAAGAGACACTAGAAAAGTTACCTGTCAGTTTTCCTCAAATGAATGAAGATAGAGCTATTGATGCAGTCTTTATATCAGAAGAAATAGAGGAATTAAGTGGAGAATGGAAAGTAGGTTCTAATACCGATGGGGATGTTCAAGCTGGAATACTCCAGACTGAATTAACTCGTTTGATTTCTAGACCTATTCTCTTTCTCACCGGCGTGTTAGCTAGTACGGATACTCCGACTACTTTCGCTGGTTTCCACTATTGGGAGGATCCCCTAAATGAAACTATCCTTGAAGATAAGATGAAAGGGGTTTTCTCCATAAAAGCGGACCTTAAAATTCGCTTTGTTCACAACGCAAATACCCATCAACAGGGTATATATAAACTTGCCTGGTTATCTACTGGAGGGAGTTATCCTAACAGTTATCAAACAGCGTGGTATTATATGCACAGAGCCTCTCTTCAACAAGTTCTTCAACTGCCTGGAATTTTATTCAATTTGAACAGTTCCAGTGAGAATGAATTCGTCGTTCCGTGGAGTGGAGCCCTGAGCGCGTTTCCATATAGTGCAACTCAAACTCATTGGGGTACACCTGGGGGGTTTTTTATTTACCCCGTAGTCCCCTTAAACAGTGCTAGTGGATCGAACACTGCGTCCTTTTCAATTTGGACCTCTTATGAAAACATCACCCTTGGTACAGTTTCGTATCCTCAAATGGGAGAAAAAGAGGTCATTGTTCCAGGGTTAGATTTATTGACCAAAGAACAAGAGAAACCTCTGTCCAGTGGCTTGAAAGCTGCAGCCACCTTAGTTAGGTGTGTTAACAGTGTAGTTCCGTGGCCTGTTTTCAAACTTCCTCTTCAAACACTTGCTTATGCAGCAGATGTTGCGAGTAATGCAGCTTTTGCTTTTGGGTTTAGCAAACCCACTCTGGTCCAGGACCCTGTCAGAGTGGTTAGAGGAGCATATCTCGGTTCTTGTACCAGTGACTTTCCTAATGCTATAGAGCCAACGTGCCTTTCTTTTGGAAATCACGTAACTTTAGATCAGGGAGACGGACAGAATCCAGATGAACTTGAAATATCATATTTTTGTGGTAGAATAGGGTACCATTCCAAAGTGACCTGGGCTGATACAGATGCCTCAGGCACTGTATTGGCGACCTTGCAGGTAAACCCTGGGTACTATACCACCACTACGGACAGTACAGCGACACTGAGACACTATACTCCGTTGGGACTAGTTAATAACTGGTTTCAACATTGGAGGGGTGACATTGAATTTATTTTCGATGTTGCTTGCACCGGACTCCACAGTGGAAGGTTTGAACTATCGTTTGAACCGTACATAGATGGTATCTGGACCGCAGGAGCCACAACCCTCGCCCTTTCAAACTATCTCCTTAAAGGAATTGTAGACATCCGTGAAACATCACAGGTGATCTTTAGAGTTCCATACATTAGTCCGACTCCTTGGTTGGACTCTGCTAAATTAACTGGAGTAGTGAGATTGATTGTTTTAGACAAACTAGTTGCTCCTGCGGTAGTTCCTTCGTCTGTTATAATTTTGATCAGAGTACGAGGATGTGAGAACATTGAATTCAATTCCCCGAGGGCTGGAAGTTTCATTCCTATAGTTCCTTCTGCGTATCAATCAGGGACCAAGGAAATTTCCTTTCCTCACCCCATTTCTTCTCCTGACCAGATAACCCATGGTCAGCGAGTCACCTCTCTTCGACAACTTGTAAAGAGAGCCATGCCTGCCAGAGCTTCTGTTGTAGCAGGTACAGCGGCAACACTGTACACAGTTCCCCCTTTTGCCAATTTTTGGTATTATTGTACAGGGGCCGCAATTTCCAGTGCAAACACGACTGTAACTAGAGATTTGTATTCTACTCTATGTGCGGTCTTTGCTTTATCACGTGGAGGTGTGGTAATTAGACCAATAGTATATGAGAATATCTCTCCGACCCAGCAGATGTATTTGGTCGACTATGTCGATTCAGGTGCTTCTACACTTACAGCTTGGGTCTCTGGAGCAGCTTATTCAGCTCAGAAAATGCTATGGAAACAAAGTGGCTTGGGAACTGTTTATTCAAATGAACAGAGTCCCACTCAAGGATTTTTAATCCCTCAGCATACTAGAACTCTTTCTAGAATTAACTGTAATAACCACTTTAATGCGACCAATGGTCTCACTTACTCCGCTATGCTTACCGATGGTACTCAACTTCTTTCTAATCAGTTTGGAACTGGTGGAATTGATATTGCGTATACAAGGGAAGGAGCTGATGACATAAACTTTTTGTGTTTTGTCTCGATCCCCCCTGTCTATGAGG